ATTCCAACCCAGCAACTGTTGCTTGATCGGCGCTAACCCCCATGGAAAAGGATTCCAGGTAAACAGGCCCACCAATCATGGTGGTGCTTAAATTGTTAGCTAAGGTAAGGGATTCTTGTAGGGTGTGGGTCGTATCTAAGGATTCAGATACGTTTGCCGTAAGAGTAAAGGACTCCAGCTTAAATAGCCTTTCCGATACAGCTTGGGTTACAGATGCAGCAAAGGTCTCGGATTCAGACTTTGCAGCAGTGTCCCAGTTTATCCCTATGACATCCCAGTCAATAGGGTCGTTGGCCAGGTTCCATGGGATAGGAGCAGCAGCCACTATGGGTATCCGCCTGTGTTCATTACCCTCATCTCAGAACCAGAGTGTCTGTCTTTGTCATTCTGGAGTTGGATGTCTTCTATGGCCTTATAAAACGCAGCAGACCAAAGAGCGGTTCTCTGGTCATTCATTATGAATGGTTCGGCCTCAAGGAGGCTGCCATAAAGGTAAACATCAGGGGCATTTATTATCACCCAATTGGTCGCATTAGAAGTGGACAGCGCATCAAACTTCCGGTAGTAGTCCATCTCCATTTCATATATTCCAGAAGGGGAAGGGCCTAAAAATATATCGTTGGCTTTGATGGTGTAGGCGTTAGGAATTCCTACACTGCTACCAGCCCATACCCTGTCCATCATTTCTGGACTCAGGTACTGAAGGACAACCAGAGGGGTCCTGTTCAAGCGTAGGGACCTCATCTGTAAGTAGTTAGGCGGAAGGTTGTAGTTTCTTTGGTCCCGAACTGTGTCTGCAGTGTAAAGACCCTCCATGGCGCTCACACGGAGCATACGATTAAACCGTGCCTCCGCTAACGCTATAAACTCTGGAATCCGGTCTGTTAGGTCATCCCGGTTCATCCAGTTCGCTACAGCGGTCTTTAATTCTGTGTAATTTCCTATAGCCATCTAGTTTTTTTCCAAATATCCATAACGGTGTCCGTATTTTGGGATGACTTTCCCTAACGGGAATTCACCATTAAATTTTAAGAGTGGGCAACTGTCAGGTATGTAAATCTCTATGCCTTTGGCCCTTGCAAACCCCAGCAAGTATTCACAGTTTGGGCGTTCGTCCCTGTACTCATTTGCATGGCCTGGTTCCCCAGGGCCATCCATGTCAACTCCCCATATACCTATCTTGTCTACTTTCTCTGTTATGGCCATACCTAAAAGGTAAGCAATGGATGAGTTGTAGTAATCACCCACTACAGCGGAAACTTCCTCTAGTGGATATTTGATTGAATTAGGTATATCTGGGTAGGCCTCCTGCATGTACAAAGGTACGTCTAATTCCCTTAACCTGTCTTCGTATCCATTTTTATAAAAGGAGGGTGTTGCTTCACGTATGCACTCCAATGGGTGTATGTCAATGAGCCTGTCATACATTGGCCAACCCCCCTCATCCCAAGGCAGTCCCCATGCTTCCCAGTTTGGGTCGTGAAATGGGGCATCATCGTGTGTTGACTGGGCCAATCCTACGATGGCCACATTACGCATTATCTGCTGAGTTCAGTGATATATACGGATGATGTCCCTGTGCCGGTTATCGCTGCTGCCTTACCTTCACCAGCTACCGTAAATAAATACGGAGTAGCTGCAGCAAGATACGTCGATGCAGTTGTTGCTGTCGGTGATGTATCAAGGGCAACAAAACAAGCTGCGGTAGCGGTTACCATGACAATGTTTGTTTGTGCGCCAAATGCAGACGTTGCCGTTCCGCCACTGGTTGTAGTAGCCGACAGGGTGTGGGTTACACCAGGCCTGAGTACATTACTAATATCTATGTTGGGCATGTCTATACCTATAAGTTGGTTGGGGCTACTTTGAAATACTTGTTGTCAGGGTCATTGAGATACCTGGCAAGTAACTCTGGGTCCTTAGAAATAGCGCCTTGTGTTTGATTAAGCCACTGCTCCCAGATGTTGTGTGGTACGGAAGCCACCTGATGCCACTCTCCTCTTTTTCCTAGACTGAGCTTGTCACCATAGTCATTAAAGCGCCTTTTATTGTCGTCAATAATAGGCTCTACATCTTGTACAGTGTTAAAGGTTACGGTGTCATCTACTGGATCAGTGTAGACATCAGTTCGACGTTCAGCCAGGTGTTTATCAAACGCCATACGTTTTTCCTCCAAACCCAGAACCTCTACCCTCCTTGGCGCCCTTCTCTAGCCACTCTTTTGTGTTTTGTGGTCCAGTGTTAGGTTTCTTGGAGAGTCTCTTAGCTCTGGTTTTGTCTATAGCTTCTGTGATCTTTTCTAGTTCTTTCATAGTAAGGTGGGGGTGGTTTTACCCACCCCCTATACTTAATTACGCCTTAGCATCCGCTAGGATTCCGCTAGACTTTTCGTTCTTAGAAACGAGACCACATTCAGCGATCAACATTTGCTTCGTTGAATCGCCATTTTTGGCTAAAGTTTCTGTGCGGAAAGGACGGAGCCATGCAATTGCCCAGTAATCCATGTCAAGAAAGAAAACATCTCTATCTCGATTAGCATTACGATCTGGCACGATTTTGAAAGTTCCAAAATCGCTGATGTAGACATCCACTGCATTCACAGCGGTTGCCTGACCAGAAGTTTTAGCTTCCACTCGAAGTGGGTAGCCTGGGCCAGCGTTAGTGGAAAGACCTGAGATAGCCTGCTTAATAGTAGGCTTACACAGAATCATGTCAGGATTACCACCGGCTTCGTAGCACTCTTTGATGACGGTCTTTATGAATGCTTCTGTAATAGAACCAGTCGAAGTCGCATCAGTCATCGTTGCAGTACCGTTGGCACCTACTGCGCCTGCAGCGGAACCACCCGTACCTGCGGATGTGTGGTTAGTACCAACCCATGAAGGGATTCCTGCGGAAACAGGTGCCGTAGTTGCGTCACCCGTGACTTGAGCAATGTTCTGAGTGAACATATTTTCAAAGTCCCTCTTCATTTGCTTTCCACGTTTCGCGACCATGTAGGCCTGGTGTTTGCCGTGAACTGCGTAATCGACAGCGTCGTCTGTCCCCGAGGTTTGCACGACATAAAAACTTATCTGAGTTCTATTTCCAACCCGAGATGGAAGATTCCTTTCGTTGGCGTCCATAGCGTTATCACCTTGGATTTGGCGATTAGCAGACCCTGCCTGAATCGTATCTGTTTGCCACTCAAAATACGTGTTGTCAGCAGTTTCTTTGGAACAACCTGAGAAGAAAGGGGTATCCATCGGGGCGATGTTATAGATCACATCAGACAAATCTTCACGTATCGCAACTGAACCATAGGTAAGCGATGTGTTTGTGGCGATTGCCATATGTAAATCTCCCTAAAAGATTATTTGAACATCTCCTCCAGTACAGCAGCAGCATCGTTAACGTGCCCTGTTTCCTGAAGGCGCTTTAATTTCGCATTACGCATTTTTTTAGACTCTCTGGCCTTGTCTCTACCGGCACCTGCACGGACCACTCTGGGTTTGTTTTTTAACTTTTTACCCTTTACGTCTGTTGTTTGAAGTTGGTCGTAAAGCCAGGCCTTACGAAGCATCAACAACACACGGTGGTCTATGAGAGCGTCTACTTCTTCCTCGGCAAATCCCTGGTTTGAAGCGTAGGACTTGAGTTCCGCAGCCAACTTTTTTTGTTTTTCAGGTTCGCCCCATTCAGGTAATTGATCGACTAATGCCTTATATTCCTTTTGGACGAATTCCTGTTGCTGCTTCTGATAATCATCGGCAGCAAGCTGCTGCACCCGTGCCTGCTCTTCTTGAACCCTTTTGAAATTGTCTTGGGCTTCTCGGTACTCCTCCCTCTTTACGGAAAATTCGATAGGGTCATCTCTCTTCATAGTTTCCCAATCTATGTTGGACCACTGTCCGAGAGCACCCATCTGGGTCTCCGCTAAGTTCTGGAGCGCCTGAACGTATTGCGATCTTTCTTGCTGAATCTGAGTGTATTCAGAGACCATGTTGTTTTTGGCGGTCTCAAATTCCTTCTGTTGTTCTGCAAGTTTTTGTGATTTTCGAGTATAGCTACTCTGACGGGAATATCCCTTCATAAGCTCGTCGAGGGGTATTTCTACTTCTTCGCCATCAACTTTGACAGCGTATAGAACTTCCTCTTCAGCTTCTTCTGGTTCTTCCCCCTCTTCGGATTCTTCTTCCTCAGATTCCTCCTCTGATTCCTCCTCTGGAGCTTCGTCTGTAGTTTCCTCTGTAGACTCTTCTTCCTCGGTAGGTTTAGCTTCTTCGGATTCTGTTTCTTCCGTTTCGGGATTCATCAATCCTAGAATCTTATCTTGTGCTGCCCGAAGTGAACTTTCGGTATCTTCTAGTGGGGCTGGTTGCGTATCCACGTGTTCTCCTTAAATATAGGGGTGTTGCTTCTCCATGATTTTTTCCATTTCGCCTGTTTCAACAATAGACGCTATATGGAGTTCAATCCTGTCAAGCAGTCTCAATGCAAGCCAGATTGATTCTCTGGCTTCTACGTCCTGGACGGCTGAAGTATTCCAGCGTCCGGTCAGGTCTGTTCTTAGAGTTTGAAAAGCCTCTACGAACAGATTGTCTGTGAGTAAGCGTTTTGCATCCGCCTCTCTTTGTCCATTTAGTTTCATCGTTTCCTTTTGTGTGGTTTTAGTCCGGTACTCTTTACACACACTGCCCAGGCGTTTGTTTTCTTCTTGGATTTCTTGTTTTTCGCCTTGACCTTGCGAACACAATCCTCAAGTTTTTTAGGCATTAAACATCGCCTATAGCGACAGCTCTTTGCTGCTGTTGTTCCATCTCTAACTCAGCAACATCTAGCTGCGCCTGTACTGCAGCTTTCTGGGCATCCAACTGAACCTTTTGTTTCCTTACCTCCACATCAGCAGCCTTGATCTCAAGCTCCTTCTGCTTGATTTCCATCTCTGCCTGTTTCATTTGCTCTTCGACGCTAGGGCCTTCCTGTGGGGGTGGTTCAGTGAGAAAGTCCTCTACGTTCATAAAGCCCATGTTCTTTACCAGGGCTGCGCCCATGTTGTAGAGGTTTCTCTCTGTGACAATAGAAAGTCCCCCAGCCATAGCCTGGGAAGCGAACTGGAGCATTTGTGAGAGGTGCATAGCCTGCTGATCTCTATTACCATGGCCTAAAGCCACTGACACTGTGCAGTCGGCCTTATCTCTCCAGGAGTCAGGCCTTACTTCCACCCAGTGATCTCTTAACAGGACAACAGTTTTGTAGTCGTGGTTTTTTTGCAACAGTTCATAGATGACTCTCATTAAATCCTTTACACCAGTCTCTGCGAAGTTACGTGCGATGAGTTCTACTCTTGACTGGGCAGCCGTCATCACCTGATTCACTGCGGTAGCAGTGGTGTGGGATTGAAGGGCGTTGTCGTTTAATCCTGCTGAATAACGGGATACACCAGCTCTTGATTCACGTACAGAGTCGATGTACTCCAACATCTGGAA